TTACCTCACTAAACAATAAATCTCTTAAAGATAGTTGGATCATTATATCGATTCTTCAATTGTTTGACCATGATCTGGTTTAGTCCTTCGAGTTCTTCGGTTGAGATGAGGGCGAACATAAGATCAGCAGTAGCAGGAAGACCAAAGGATTCACTGGTATCGGTGAGATCAACATCAGAAGAAGCAAACCCGCTACGAGTCGTCTGTGTCGCACTAAGTATCGGAACGTTTGCTTCAACAGCGAGACCACGAAGTTCTTCAGCGATTGCTTTGATGTAGGAGTAGGAATTGACTGCTGTGTTGGCACGGTATCTAGAGGAGGCACAAATATTTAAGTAATCTACAAATATTATATCAGGTTTAAATGATTTTTTCAACGCTAATTCATTAAGCAATGCTTTAAAATGTCCAGAATGTGCAGATGCAGTTGGATATTCTTTAATAATTAACTGTCCTTGTGTCTTCTTTGATATCTTCTTAACCTTCTTATCGAACATTGGTTTAGGTAAATCAGTTAAGTTTTGTATCGGAGTATTAAGTAAGTTTGCATCAATTCTTTCTGCAATCTTTTCCTCTGCCATTTCTAATGTAATGTATAAAACATTTTTTCCTTGAAGTAAAACTGAACTGGCGAAGTGACACATGAATAAAGATTTACCAACACCTGTACCAGCCAGTGCAATATTCAAAGTCTTATTCGGTAAACCGCCTTTGGTAATTTTATTAAAGTATTCAAGATCAAAAGGTATCTTATCTTCTGTTCTGTGATAGTATTCATATCTATCATCAGAGTTTAGTATGTAATCATGTCCAATATTGTTATCAAAAGAAACAGCAAGTGCATCAGAAAGAATTGAAGGAATCGCATCACGATTTCTTTTATCATCTTCACCATCAGCGATATGAATTGACTCCATCAAGGCAAGATAAATTGCACGATCACGACACCACTTCTCAGTCGTATCTAATAACCATTGATGATCTATAGGTGAGTCATTTAATTCTTTACTGATATCATTAATATTTTTAACTTCTTCTGCTGTTAAGTCTGTTCGATTTTCTACCTCAATGTTAAGTGCTTCAAGAGTTATAGCAGAATCATATTTTGTAATAAAAGAAACAATTTCATCGAATATAATCTTTTCACTTCTTTCTTCAAAGAAATCAGATTGAATAAAAGGAATTGTTTTACGAGCATACTCTTCGTTAAATACAAGATTCCGAAGAATCGTAGTTTCAATTCGTTCCATATGAGAATGTAGTTTTTGAGATTTCGTCTAACTTTTCTAATACTTCTGGTGTAAAGTATTTTTCTGGTTCTGAATATATTTGTTTTGCATAAATTTTCTTTCCATCAATTTCATATCTACCGGCAACATTCTTCCACATACCACCAAGTTCTCCTAACTCAAGGAGACCATAGTATCTGTCAAGTCCTCTCTCATCATAATAAAGTCTTATTTCTACTTGTTTGTTTTCTTTAGAGAGTCTACTCTTAGCCGTCTTAGCTTTAATAATGTTTCCAACAACCTCTGTCTTATCCTTTTCCTTTTTTTTGCTGAGATAAATGATCGTAGACGCGGCATACTTGAGGCCAGAGCCTCCTCCCATTTCTTTAGTCGGGACATAAGATCCGATGACATCATAAGTGTGATTTGTAACTATAAGTGGAATATTTGCTTGACCAAGTTTAAGTGTAAGCATTCTGAATGCTCCTTTAACAAGTTGTGATTTGGTCATATCACGAACTTGTTTATCATCTAATGCATCTCTTATTTCTTTCTCCGTTGACAACATACCAAGAGAATCTAATACAAACATACAAGGTTTGCGATCTTCTTCTTTTGTCTTAAGGTATATATCAACTGCCTTGAGTGCTTTTCCACGAAACTCTTCAATTGTTACGACATTCACAACAACCAACCGTGTCGTATCAATTCCACGAGACTCCAGTAATCCTTTATTGACGGCTGCTTCAGTGTCAAAATAGAGACAATACCCATCAGGGTTAGTGTCCAAAAAGTTCTTGACAACAGCAAGCGAGAAATAAGTTTTACCAGTAGACGACTCACCAGCAATGGCAGTAATACGATTGCTGCTAACCCCGCCAAGAATAGACCCACTAATGAGTCCATTAAAAATGTAGGATCCAGTGTCAATGAATCTTTCAGTTTCATCAATATCTGACGCAATCTGCGTGTATTCATCTCCTATCTCTTTTACTATTTCTTTTAAAAAATCCATTATACGAAAAATGATTCAAGGTTTACAGTTCTCTCAGCCTGCCATCCAATCGAGTCAAGAATAATCTTGAGAGGTTCAAGGAACGACTTCTCAAATTGTAGATCATAATCTATGTATTTGTCAAGGTTAAGTTCCTCTGGAAATTGTTGAATGAATGATATTACATTCTCTTGGATTGGATTTGGTCTTTTGAGGTAACAAAATTTTATCTTCTCACCATTATTAATCAAAGAATACTTTTGTGTAAGTTTATTCTTCTTTACATAATGATTGAAAAGAAGGGCGCCACGAGCATGAATCGGTGTTCCCTTTTCATAGATCGCATTGACACTCTTGTACTTTTTCACATTACTCACAGTTCTTGGAAATGATATCTCCTCTGGTGGTAATGATCTAAAGTTTGTTCTACACTTTTCGATGAAGTCAATGACATCATCTTCAGTCTTTGTCATGATAAGTTTAAGAACATCCTTAATCATGGTGCGACAAGGTGCAGGCGTTGAAGACTTAACTGCTTCGATACCCATCATCTTGAGTTTAGGTTCCGCATAACGGACACCTTCACTATCCCAGACATTCAAGATATATCTTTTCTTTGCAGTCCAGATACCACGGTCAGCAATGTTCTCACGTTTCATAAACATCTTCTGCTCGTAAGCGTTGACGTAGTTGGCCAACGCTTCGTAAGAACTAGAAATATACTTTTCAAATTCCATCTCACAGATCTTGTTAAGGAACCCAACAACACCCTCAGTAGTCTTCTCTCGTTCTTTGTATATAACCTCGACCAGAGGGCCCAGATGCAAATAGATAGAATCGGTATCAACAGCAATAACATAATCTTCATCCTTTGTTTTGAGTATTTTGTTTAGATAATTATTCATCCGATCTTCAATCCAACGAATTGAAACTTGACCAGATAAAGTAATTGCTTCTGCATTTTCTAGTTTGTAATAACGAAAGTATTCGTTACCAATCGCACCATAAGCAGAGTTCAGTTGGATCTTACGAGCCATCTGAATGTTGTTGAATGTTGCGATATCTTTGACAAGTTTAGGATCTTTTGTGTCCTCATACTTTTGTTTCGCAGCAAGCATCTTTTTCTTATACACAGTTCTTTCTGTGTATATCTTTTCCATAATCTCTGGTAAGAAACCACGAATGTCAGTACGATACATTGCACCATTGGCACATACAGCACTGTCCTTATGAAGTTGAAAGTCTATCTCTTCTTTAAGTATTCGATCAACTGTAGCTGTTGGGTGTTTGTCATCCTTGAGCGTCTCAGGGGAAATATTATATTGCATAATGAGATGAGGATACAGACTATTAAGGTCAAACGAAACCACCCAATCATACTTTCCTGGCTTCGGTTCCTTGACATACGCCCCTGCGTACTTTTGTGATTTTGATGTTCGTTTCTTTGGTGGTATGACAATGTTCTGTTTTTTGAGGTAGTTGTAAATGATGGTATCCCACATTCTCACTTGATAGTGAATATCAATAAAGTTTACTTTGGCATCAAACGCCATTGTAATCGCAAGTTCAATTAATTTCAACTTGTCTTCAAGTTTGTCAACAAGTTGAACGTCAATGATATTGTATCGAACAAACTTATCCCAATCTTTTGTATAGAATTCACGGAAAGTATCATGTTCATCATGGTCAAGTTTCTTTTCACCTAACTCATAGTTGGCAATATAATCCAATCGATATGATTCTTGGTTTGTATATGTGAATCTCTTATACAAATCAAGATAATCGAGTTGAGTAACACCACCAATATCATAAGTAATATTTTTACGACCACTAATATAAATTTCGTCCTGAGATACAAGACCCCAAGGTGATAGGTCTTTCATTGACTTCTCACCAAGAATACGATTAATACGACCAGCGAGATACGGTATATCATACATCTGAGAGTTCCAACCAGTAATTACCTCTGGTAAATTCTTTCTCCAGTATGCTAAGAATGATCTAAGAAGATGAACCTCATCATCACATAAAATATAAGTTACATTTGGATCTTTGTTTACAAAAGGTCTTGAACCAAAAGTTGTAACTTTCTTTGTTGCATAGTCTTGTAAACTAATCAACAACATTTCTTCTGCAACATTTTCGACATCAGGGAAGCCACTCTCTGCAGCAACCTCAATGTCAATCGTTACGAGACGAATCTTTTTGATATCAAACTGTATGTGTTCTTCTGGATATTTTTCTGAAATATATTGATAAACGTATCTGTCATTGCCATATATTTTAAAGTTCTCGACCTCATCATACTTCTTGTAGAACTCACGACAATCCCTTACAAAGCCAGGTTGAATCGGTTCAACAGAATCACCTTCTAAAGTTTTGTATTTTGTTTTTCTCTTTGATGGAACAAACAAAGTTGGTTTCCATTCTTCTCGATGTGTGATGTGTTTTCCATTCTCATATCCACGAATCAGAAACTGATTACCTATGAGTTGTATATTGGTGTAAAATTTCACGAAGTCACTTTAGAATACTGTTCAAAAATCATAGGGCTAGGAGTGACAAGAGTTACAATCTTATCAGAGTTAATCATCACCTCGTTTTGTTCAGTATAGTCTTGCATCCACTTATGTAAAGCACCACCTTCAATTTTGTAAGGTTTTGTTAATTTACAATTTGGGTCTCCAAACTCTGCGGCGATTTCTTCAATCTCTGATACTACTATCTCTTGACTAGACAATAACAGGACTTTGATTACCTTTGTTTCTTCCATCGATTTTCTCCTGATAAAGTTTTTTTAAATTTTCCATTGGTTCAACAATTGTGATTACCCAATCTGCTGAACAAGGTATTCTCTTTTCCTCAGAAAGAGGAATCCAAGGATAGAACACAATATTTATTTTTGATGAATATTGATTCGTAGTGCCTTCACT